TTTCGTCATTCAACCAAACCTGATTTATATCACCAATCTTCTTGGCGATATAGTTGTTAGAATTGGGATTCAAGCTACAATTGTTGAATCTTTCGACAACCTTAATTGCATTATCGGAGTCCTTGATGTCTCGCAAGACGACGTTGAATGTGCCGTAAGTATCGGAATCGTTTGTAGAAGCACGAACGTCTTCGATAGACACCTTGAGGTTGTTCTGAACCCACTCACCGTGCTTTAGACCATGAAGCTTGAAAAGCTTGGTTACGGAGCTGGCGTTAGTCGGATCGTAATTGTTCGAGCCGGTGGCGATGGACAAATCCTGAGAAATGAACCATCCTGTCTGCGAGTCAATGAGCGACTCGCTGTCGGTACCAACCTTGCCCTTAAGGTCTCCCCAATAGCTAGATGCGTTACCAAGACCTAAGATAATTCCGTGTGCTGCGCCAGCAGTGTCCGAAATAGAAGCGTCGTTGAGAGCGCGTTCAAATGTCTCACCCAGCCACAGCTCTTCCAAACTATCACTAGGGGTGATTGACGTGTTGCACAGTGTTGGGTTGGTGTTGAACACCTTTCGAATATACTTGTCGGAAGTTGGCGCGAAGTTGAAAACCACTTTCTTGTTTCCGGCACTTGAAGAAACGTTTGCAATAAATTCTTGGGTACCGCCAATAGTTTCAATTAGTGTTGCCGAACCCTGTCCGGTGCTGGCAGCGCGACCTCGTATTGTACCAGACAATGAAATGTGTACAGCGTTCCGATCACAGTACCAAACTGCGGCTAGCATGCCGTCGTTTGCGGTAGCCCCGGCTGAAGCTGAATTAAAGAGCCACAATCCGTAAGCGCCGCCGTCTGTATCGGCTAGCTGACCATCAGTTGTCCAACCGGCTTCGCCACCAGAAGTTGCGTCAGCATCTTGTGTCCCAAGAAGCCGAACCACGTTAAGGGGGCTGCTATTTCTTAGCCAAGCCTGTGCTGCATATGCTGAATATGTAGGAGCTAGTTTGTTCCCGTCTCTCCAGACATCTCCGCCCTGACCGCCGGGGGTTGGGTTGCCAAATACGGTGACAAAGTCTGAAAAAGAATCCACCTGTACCGGGATCATCGCTGGACCTCTCAGAAACCTTCCGATTACTACTGGACCCACATCAACTGGGGTGGCTGGTAACTGAGAATTGTCAATCTCGTTAATGAACACGCCAGGGGACACAAATTTAAACTTCTTTACTGACATTCGTTAATTCTCCTTATCCGAAAAACTCATGGTCCTCGGCAAATTGTATTTCTGTTATTAAATAGTCATTCAAAAGTCGAAAGTCCATCTATTCTTTATAAAAGCCTCGATCATCAATGTGTTCTGGCTCGTCACCAAGAACCACTCGTTCTCTGGGGATCTTGACTTCCACAACGCTTTCCCGATAAGTGATTCTTGGTTTATCCGCGCCTTTGCCCTCGCCCAGCAAATATCCAAGAACTTTAATCTCAACTTTGGTTATATATGTCCTCTCTTCTTCTTCCATGCTTGCTACATTATTTTCTGGAGAGAGTCCTTCTTGAACAAACGCCTCAAAGTGGTGCCCGTCGTTGTTTATTATAAAATAATTTGCATTGCCGCCCGGGAATGGTCCAACTTTTGTTATGAAAGGCGCGACGATGTCGTTCATCTGCTGTTGATATTCTGTTCTTAGGGTTACTGCATATGTTGTCTCAACGTATACTGGTATTGGCGCATACGCCACTTTCATTACAACCTTATCGGTTTTTTTTGTTTTAAAGTTGATCTGCCCATTGCCAGTGCCAGATTGTTTTCTTGCCGATCTTGCATTTGTAAAATTTGCAGTTTTATCTTGCTGAATTACCCTGGCGATAGCGACCGCTCCTCCTCGACCATCTGCCGGGATAACATTTGCCCACATTATGCCCTTTTTCTCTGGGCTTTTTAACGTGTCGGTTCTCTCGACTGTAATCAGGGGCAACTTTAGGACGCCGTTAATATCACGAATCTCTTTGTTGTGTTTCATCTGAAAGGCTCGCTCGGTGGATACCCAGATGACCTTAGTTTGTTTCCAGCCCTTGTTGGTCTCAGAATGAACCTTCAAATCCTCAACCCACTTAAACAATGCGCGGTCAATTGTTTCAAGAGAAGAGGGCATGATAATTTCTTCGCTCACTATGCCCGATTCTAAGCCAGTATGTTCTTTATGTGGCATCGAATAGTCCCTCCCGTGCTCTCACACACTTGGCTGATATCTCTACCATGGTATCTGGCTGGCCAAATAGCTGTGTTGGCTCTGCAAGTGTCATAATCTCATAGAACACATCATTATATAGAACGAAATCGCCCTGACGAACGAACAAATTTTGATCTTCTGTCAACCTTCTCTTGTGAAAGTGCACAACTATTGAAGCATTCTGATCAATACCAATATTTTGACTATAAGTTGAAGTAAATTCTTCCCACTCAACAAGCGCGTAAACTCTTACTGGGGAGAGAAAGGTCTTTTTGAGAGACTCGCCATAAAGATCATGATAATTGGTCCTCTCCAGATCAATGGCGTAATATAATACCTGCTGGCCAATGACCCTTTCGATCAATTCGTCGTTAACTTGCTTGACTAAATCCTTTTCCTTCTGTCCAACGAACAGAGGGGCTGGGGGGTTAGTAGGTTGTGTCCACTTGTTGTCTGCCATCGATCACTACCCCACGTAGATGCCCATTGGCATCTTGGATAGTGTTCTGTCCGCGCCTTCCATGAGTTTAGCGTCGTCTTCAATAAGCTCGCTGTAACGCATCTGGTCAAGGATTTCCTTAAGCTCGTCCCTTAGTGCCGTTTGCTCTTCTTTCCCCTGTGATACCAAGTCTGCTCCATTTAAAGTTACCTCGGAACCTGGAATTGGAATTGAGCCAAACTTACTTCGAACATAGCCGAGCATCTCCTTTGATACCGCCAATGCAAATCTTCGAATCCATTGTTTACCAATGCTATTAATATTCTGATAGGGTATGTTTTCAAAAGGCAAAGTATTCAGGTTGTTGACGCCTTCAACCCCAATATCCTTGTTAGAATCATAGTCCCAAGCATCACCAGGAATCTGGAATTCAATCCAAAATTTCTTCTGAGAGACGGTTACGGGAGAGGGGAATAGGCGCAGCTTGTTATTCTTAATCTCGTATGAATAGTGTGAATTTCTTGTATAAATTGCATCTTCAAACGCCATTGCTTGTGCTTTGTTCTGCCATACTGGAATAATTTCCCACTGAGAATCATCAGCCCACTGACCATAGTTATGCAAGTTACCTACCGCGTTTAAACCACCATAATATCCATAGAACCTCCACATTGCGTGAGGAGTTTTATAGTAAACTTTTCTGACTAAAATGCGTGTGTTGCCGATGAGGTCAGAAAACGGTGAAGAGCTGTCATTAGATGATGCGGAAATAATTGTTTGCAAATCATAATCAGACACGCTCTCTGTAATTGCAAATGATGCCGAATATACTGTATCGTATCCTCCAACATTGGATTCTTTCGAAACACCATCGGAGACCCGACGGGCATATGCAAAATCAAACTTTGGATACTTTAGCGCGATATTGGAGCCAGATAGGGTGCCAGACTTAATCTGACCGTCGTGATCGAAGGTGCCAGTTGTGTTTCCAAGAACGTTAGCTAAGATGTTTTTGGATTGATGAATATTAATCAAGTACGAATATTCTAGCACCGCCTCTTCATAAGATGAGTATACATTACCAACAGTTATCTCAACATCAAGAACATCACCCCCTAATTTTTTATAAGTGTAAGCCACCTGATCGGACGCGCCAGATATGAAATTTGCATCATAAAGGTCGGACGATGTATCGGCATATATACCAAAAGAATAGTTCGTTGTCGTAGCAGCAGTGGCAGTACTGCCAGTAGATGTCAGTATTATCGTGCTCGTATTTGAACTCGGTGTAAGAGTCGGTCTCGCCATCAGTTATGTCCCTCCAATTTAAATAGTGGTTGGCACCTTTAAACGCTATGGAGATAAACAAAAACCCCACCTTCCGAAGAAGATGGGGTTTAAGTTTCTAGTAAACCAGAGTTTACAGGCTAGACTAGATCGCGCACGATAACCAAACCGTACATATCGGGTCGTACCATCTTCTTGGCATACCGAGTCATCACGCCCTTACGGGGCACGAAGTCTTCGATACCAAAGATCGTGGGGGTGACCTGTAGTGGCACGTAAGGCGCATACACATAGCCGCTTTCTAGGAAGCTGCTACCTCTGCGTCCAACGAGGACCACATTCCGTAGGAAATAAGGGTCAACCCAAACGTCCCACTTCTTGCTCAAGTTGCCCACGCTGACAGCACCGACAGTGCCCTTGTTGTCATCATGAGTGACCTTAGCCCGGAAACCAGCGGTGAACTCCAGAACGTTCGCAACTTCAGGTGAAACCACAATGAAGTTTGCGCCGCCCCGTAGAGTCTTGCGATGGATCTGAGCCGATACGTCGTTAATGGTCTCGACCAAAGTCTCATACCACTCACTAACCGTACCAGTGAAGTCAGGGGTAGCCGTAGTGGCACCAACTTCCTCACCAGTTGACCGATTCAAGAATCGACCTGCAGCACGGGACCAGTAACGAGTACCAGCCTTCGCGCCGACCACAAGATCCTCAAGGATTTCGCGGTCAATCTCTAGAGCAATTTGCTCAGACAGAATGCTTGTAAGCTCAACCTCTGCGTCGAGGTTGTGATACGCATTCAAATCCTGACCAAGCTCCGGAGTCCACTTAGCCTTGAGCTTCTTCGTGACTGCTGTCACGGAGATGCTGTCGACCTTGATGTCGATCTCGGGAATCGCACTAGTGTTCTCCAATCCCCAATCAGTCTGACCAACAACCGAACCCAGCGCGTTGGATGAGCCAGCCGCGGGAGATCCAGCAAAGTTATCAGCCGTTACGAAGTGAACGTTAGCTGCAGTGACCAGCGGGGTCGCCGCATCGTTATCCGCAATAGTTGCTGTACCAGTTAACTCAATAAAGAGATTAATATGGGTCTTCGTACTGCCACTGTAGGCAGTCAAACGACGAATCAAGCGACCACCGACTCCAGCACCTGCAGCACCGTCAGCGGCGATGACGCCGTCCGCGATGCTAATGCTCTGTAGGTTGTCCTTGTTGATCGGTGTGCTGTTATTCGATGAAACCAGCGCGGCGAGGGTAATCTTACGTACAACAACGAGAGACCCAGAGAGATCCGCATCCCATCGACAAAGACTGCCGAACTTATCATTGTTCTTGGTGCCTCCCGCAGCAGTTGCACCTTCCCAGCCATCACCACCAACAGTACCAGAAGCGACAAGAGTCGTCTGAACGTTTGCAGCGGCACTGGCAGTCGGTGACGAGTAGCCGTTGTTGAGGTTATAAAAACCTTCTTCGGCGTTGTCGCCGGTAAGCGATACGCCACCGGTCAACTGCTGACCAACAACTCCTCCACCGTAGAGGGAATCATTAGCTTCTGCCCCAAGCTTCGCACCAGTGTGCTGGAAGTCCAGGAAGAAGATGAGACCCGAAGGTAGACTCATTGGTTGAACGGACACGAGGTCGTTCGCGATTAGCCCGCCGAATACACGACGAACGATGGGGAAAGCGACAGAAGCAAAACCTTCTACGTCACCAGCCGACATACTTGAAGCCTCACGGAGAAGCTCCTTGGCTTGGTTTTCGAGCAAGGACGCCATATTCTGGCGTGACTTGTCATTCTCCAAACCCTCTAGAAGACCGGTCTTTTCCCACTTAGTGAGAAGCGCTTGACCTTCTTTCGAAAGATCACGGCTGACGATGCCTTCTGTTAATTTTTGTAATACAGACATTAATTTGTACCTCCTTTATAGTATTTTTACTAATGTGTAGTCTATTCCTTGATCCCTGCTAGACGCCGCATGCGCCGTAGCTGTGGATCATTGCCAAGTGTCTTCGACTCGCGCCTAGACACCAATAAAGAAGAGTGCTTTGTAACCGCCTCGCTTAGTGATTTTGGTCGTCTCCGTTTGGAGTTCGAACCCACCGCGCTTTGAAGCGTTTCATATATAACTTTCGCCTCTTCCATCGAACCGGCCTTCGAAATAGACTCGACAATCTTTTCTGTTTGTCGCTCATTCAAGGAGGGGCTATTTAAAACCCGATTCGTATAATGTAATTTTGCATTCATAAGGCTAACTTCGTCTAGCTTTTCTTTCAAAGTAGTGACAGCTTCCTTATACTTATGATTTTCTTGTGTTAGATTTTTGATTTGTTCCTCAAGCTGACTTGAGTCGTCCTCGTCCTCTCCAGCCTCTTCCTGGATGGCGGGATCTTGTTCCTTTGCCTTGGCAATATCTGCTTGATGTTCCAGTTCCGGATCGGCTTTCTCTGCCCATCCAGACTTTGTTACGGAATTGTGAACTCTTAGCTCCTCTTCAACGATTTCGCCAAGAATATCGGCTAGATCGGCAGCATCGAAATCGACAGCCTCTTCTAGCGCAGCGTTGCTTCCACCAGAGTCTTCCTTATAAGAGCGTCCGGGCTCTCGACCGGCAGTTTTACTAGGATCGTTGCGCTTTCGTCGCTCCTCTAGCTCCTCTTCGGTTTCCTCAACGGCTTCATCTTCTTGAAGCGCCATTTCTCCACCAAGTTGTTCTCTATCGGTCATATCGCTAGCCTCCGCTCCTTCATCTTCAAATGCAGCCTCTAATTCTGGAAAATCTAATGTCACAATTTGCTCTTGGTCTTCGTCTGGGCACTCGCAACCTTCTGTTCCTTCGGCAGCTGCATAGTTCAGGTGATCGCCAGCCCACTCATGGGGCTCAGCACCCTCTGCGCCACCTAGATCCCCCAACATTTCGCCGCCCTCGATGGGCTGCTCCGAAAGCAGGGATTCTACCGCGCCTTTGATCTCATCGGAATACTTCTCGACAATCATTGATTCGGCATTTTTCAACGCAGCTTCCTTAAGGGCAGTTGCATCGACAATGGCTTGTTCAAGCATGGATGACATATAGATTCTCCTATTCTTCTCTCTATATAAAGAAAGATACTACTTCAAAAATAAATAGTATTAAGAAGCCTTAAAAGACTAATAAAATTGTTTATCTAGCAATACAATAAGAATTATCCACCCTCTTCACCCTGTGACCGAGAATCGATAAGAACTTGCCAACGTGCACCGGTGCATACTACTGTTATGCTCTGCGGAGTCCAGCCTTCTATCTGAACATTGGCCGGAGTGCCCTCCAAGTTGGCACCGGCAAACGTTTCGCTGCCATTGCCATCAATGGTGAGGGTATCATTCTCGCCTTGCGTGTTGCACAGGATATGATATATCCTTCCGGCAAGACCACTGACGGCTGGGAGGGTGAGGGTGGCATCGCCATTCCCAGTATAGTTTACTATATAATGAGTTCCGTCTAGGGTAGTGTTGCCAGTGACTGCAGTATAGTTTCCTGTCTGGGAACCAACAACGTGAAAAGTGGATGAGGGCGCATTAGTGTTAATGCCAACTGTGTCGTTCCCGGCATCAACAAAAACCATGTGTGTTTTATTATTCGACTCCACCCTGAAGTCGTTTGCTGCAACACCGCCCTCGTTGATGGTCACGCCTGAAGAATTTACCTCCATCGCGTTGCCGCTGTTGCCGTAGATAATTGTGCTAAATGCTGAGGAGCCCTTGTTAATGTGAAGCGTATCGTTCCCGGCATTTAGAAATATTGCTTCATCCTCGCCACTTGACTCAACCCTGAAGTCGACATCTGCGCCAGCCTCGTTTATAACAAGTATATCCTGTGCCGCCTCAGTAGCTTTAATAAAGTCTACTCCACCGGCTACGAGACCAACTGAATCATCACCAAAATCTACGTAGGTGTTGCCATCAGAGTCTATAGCACTCTCGGCTTTGAGATCGCCTCGATTAACACTGCCTTTTGTGTATTTGTACGACATATTATAAATAGCCCCTTATAAACAAAAAGGCAGGCACTTCCGTGCCTGCCCAAATATTTTGTTTAATTAACACAGTGTTAACTAATTTTCTCTTAGACAACGTGCCAGTTGCTACCATCACAAATTAGGGTGACCGCAGCATAATCTGAATCAAGCGTAATTGTTGTCGCCCCGTCAATTGTTTCACTACTGTTGCCATCGATAGTAACAGCGTTTGTACCAGCGGCGCCGGTACTGTCCTTAATTATAAGTCTCCGACCTCCGTTTGAACTAGCTGCTGGCAGATTAACCGTAACAGTACTGGCAGCAGAGTTAACTGCAATGAAGTTGCCGGAAGCAAGTTCACCAGCAGTGATATCCGAGCCATTAGCCGAAGAAGAGTACTCCAGATAGCAGTTGTTCTGCTGTGCTGACCCGGAGAACATCCCCTCTTGTGACGTAAGCTTAAGTGTTCCGTCGCCGTCGAGGCGCATTACCTCTGCGGCGGTAGCAGATTCTGCAGTTGCGAAGACCAAGTGGGTCTCGTTGTTGTCTGCAGCGAAGGTGTCATCAGCCTCTGCCCAAATTGAAGCGCCTACCAGAATAGCATCAGTTCCGCTGCCTTCTAGTGGTGCTTGGAAATCAATCTGTCCCAACTTATTTCCATCAACAACCGTTGTTTCGGCAGTTGACAAAAGAAGTTTTCCTGGCGTTGCAGCACCACCTCTAAGTTCTAGGAGGTCCGATGCCTGGTCCCACTCCGCATAAGCACCAGCGGTCGCACCGAACATCTTAACATCCAATCCCGTATCATCGACACCAACGGTGATGGCACCACTAAATTGTGACGCTCCGGATACATCGAGTGCACCATTAATGTCAATAGTCGTAGCAGTTAAGTCAATCTCGGTCGCCCCGACGATACCAAGCGTTCCATCTGCAACAGAGTAGATATATTCTCCGCCCTGATCACGGAAGCCTAATCTCATGCCTGCGTTTAAATGAAGACCCGTATCATTTGTGTGTGTTAAGGTTACGTCTTTGCCCGCACCGAAGTGAATCAGAGCAGAGTCTGATAGCAAAATCAGATCGTCACCAACAACAGCATCCAAGGCAACGCTCAAGCCACCGTCAGTCTGTAAAGAGCCGTCAGTTGTTGAAGTTGCAGCAGTTGTGTCGTCAGTCTTAATAATGCCGCTAGCAACAATGGTGGAAGTCGTTAGCGCAGCAGTTGCGACGGTTCCGCCTGCAGCCGTTAGAGTGTTCGAAGAGTGAGTTAAAGTCATGTCTCCGTTATTAAAGTTAAGAACTCCGCCTGACGCTATGAATAGATCAGACCACATGTTAGAAGCACCGCCAAGAGCCGCACCGTCAGAGGTAACTGGACGCATG